AGAGTCGCAAACCCCGACGAGAGGATTGGCCCTAGGAGACTCCCTAACCGGGGGGGGCGTGCCTCAGTTTAAGGCCTCCAGCAGCCTCGCCACCGCCCCCTCTGATTAGCCTTGCGCTCCTCCATCGTGAATCTCATGCAAAAAGGCATACAGCGCCTTTGTATCGCGTTTGAGGTCGTCCTTGTTAAGCTCTGCCAATCCTGCTTCAACCTTTCGATGCCAGCTCTGCCACCCATTGAGCCATTTGCGAAAGTCTTGAGGCGGACACAATTCGATTTCTCTGCCTTCGGCATTGGGTTCAGCCTTTGGGATGATGGTGCAGAGCAACGCCTGCCTCAGCAATCCGCCTTCCTGCGCTAGACTTTCTCGGCTCGGAGCGTTAGCGCGGATCTTTAGCGCCGCCTTTGCCATGCCAGCAGGTACGCCTGCGCCTTCGAGGAGCGCATCAAACGTCTCTGGGCTCGCCTCCTTGTGGGATTGTAATGATTCCCCAAGATCCCAACACAGCTGCACCACCTTGATTTGTGACGCCTGCGCCTCTCGGCTTGCTAGGTCCAGCCGCACTGCCTGCGCCCGTATTGCGCTCACGTCGTGCTTTATCGCCTGCACTGTTTGGTTTATCATATTTTGTTTGAGATCGTTGGTAGGTTGCTCTGTCTGAGTTGCTGCGAGCGTGAGCATTTCGGACTCCAAGCACGTCGCGTAGATTCGAGGAGAGCTTGCCAATCGCCTGCCGCGTTACGCCAAATCGTTGTCCTGTGGCCTGTAGCGTCTCATGCTTGAGGTAGCTTGGACAAAAATGATGAGCGGCAACGTGAACTCGGATGGCTATGGATGCCGCGTTTTTGGCGTCCAACATCCATGCGAAGGCGAATGCCAACCGCTCCGACAACTCAGCGATTGAGTCAGTGCGCAACGGTTGCGGCTCAATTTCGTCGATGGGGTGAGCGTGATAGTAGGGTTCCGACATTTGCTCTCTTTGCAAAGTCAAACCACAAATTCCAAATTTGCACAAGTGAACCTCTCACGAAAACATTTGCTAACCCAACCCCATTTCCTCCATCGCCAACTGCAACGCGCTGGAGATCTTTTTTTGGGGCAGGCTCGTCCCCCCGTCAAGGGGGGGGCGAGGCTTAGCCTGCCCAATTTCTTTTTTATGAAGGGGGGGGTGGCTTGGTGGCCCCCCCCCTTCTATTTCTTTTTCTTTAATAGTAGGGCCACCATGGCACTCACGGGTAGGGCCACCATGGCCACATGGTAGGGCCACCATGTCACCACTACTAGGGCCACCATGGCACTCACGGGATTCCCCAATTTGATACAAATTTCGAGCCATTTTGCCCGCCGAATTGGCACCGCTTTTAACAAAAATGAGCCCCAATTTTTCCAGAATTGGAAGCGTCCGCATGACACTGCGACGAGACAACCCGGACAACTCTGCAATCGCTTGCAGTGAGATTGGGAACCACTCCTTTTGTTCTGGTCTCGCCATAGACTCAGCCGCACACAGTGCAACATACAGAGCCAACGCTGCCGAACCTTGTGTTGCTGCCAGGCGCATGGCGCTAACCTTAGCCCACGCCCAACGTCCGCCTTTTTGGCTCCTCATTTGCCGCGTTTCTTTGGCTCTTCAACTTCGGGGAATGCCCTTTGAATCCACAGCATCCCATATTTTGAGACGTCGGGCGAATGACTAATGCAAACTCCCGATGCGGCTTTGCCAAGACTATCGCGCTCCATTGAGAGCAGCCCGGCGCGTTTCCTTCGTTTGGAACAATCAAGCCTGAATGTCGGCGTCTCGCAATCGCCTGCGATGCGGCAGAGCGTTACAACCTCGCGGGCCCAGTTTGTAAAAACGGAACTGCCAAGTCCGAGGTAAGCAAGGTCTGAGTCGGTTGAGACAGTTGAATCTCTGCTGCTTTTAGGCTTTCCAAAATGATGCACCAAAGCGGTTATCACCCCTGTTTCAGATCCGATGCGGCTCAACTCATGGCAGTAAGCAGATGCCGCTGCTTGGTCGTTTATGTCCTCGCCAAGATAGTTCAAGAGCGGGTCAATGAAAGCTAAGTCTGGCCTGTGTAGCCGAACGAGGCCTTCATACGTCCGAAGAAAGTCGGCGCCGGTGTGCTGCGTGTTGCGGTGCAAAATGAGCCTGTTTGAAAGCTGTCTGACTGCGCTCGGACTAATCCCATTTTTGCAAAGACCTTGCAACATTTCCGCGAGGTCGCCAATGTCATTTTCCGCCTGAATAATAAGCACTTTCAGCGGATGCACTGGTTGGATATTAAATGTAAATCGGTCAAACTCTTTTTCGCCCGACAACGCCCAGCCAACAGCGAGCTGCATATTCAGCATGGACTTCCCGACGCCAGACTGTCCTAGGAACATTGCTCCAGCCCCTTTGCACAGCCAACGATTTCCCAGCACGTTGTTTGGGTCGTGTTGAGTCTCGTAAGAGCAAAGGGCAGCAACGTCAATGCGCTCGCCGTAAAGTTCCTCAACTCTCTCGCGCTCGTAGGTCGGCCAATCAACCGCACCTAAACCAACAGCAACAAGGCTCTGCTCTCTGTGTTGCTCTGGTATGGCGTTGAGCGGCGAAACGAGCCTCAGTGCTCCCGGAAAGCGCGAGTATCGCGACGGGTTGAGGCACTTGACATCTGGCAACAGAAATTGCCGCATTCTTTCAAAGGCAACTTTTCCACGCTCTCGGAATTCTTCGGCGTCTTTTGCATCGACTCTCACCCAAGCGTGAAGGCTTTTTCCTCCAGAGAAAACAACCGCTGAAATTGGCAGGCCACTAGAGACAAACGCGCCAAATTGTTTCTCGGCAGACACCTCTTCTCCGTTTTCATCGGTGTCGATTTCTAGCAGTACGTGCCGGTATTGCGTCACGTCTTCATCCTTTGATCCGCCTTCTTGCAGCGGGTTAACCCGCAGGTAAACAGATGGAGTTTGAGTAAAAAATTGCTGGACCGATCCGGCTGTTTCAATCAGCTGAATTAGCTCATCCCGCTCAACCGTCTGTCCTCCAGTTGGCACAAACCCCTCAATCTCACCAGACGGGGCATATCGCGGTTTAGGCACGCAAAATGCAATGAACTCTCCGGGCAAAAAACACGCTTTAAGAAACTGAATGTGCGTAACTTTAGCCGCCGGCAAAGGTACTGGCTGGAACTCAATCCGCTGCGGTAGTTGCGCTGGCTGTGCTACTGCTGCACTCCTGGCTCGAAATGGCTTTTGCTGATTGTCACTAAGCCCCCCTACGCTTAGCCTTCCAAGCGTTGAACGCATGGAATAGTTTGCCATCGCAACAGCTTCAGAGCACGAGGAATGAAAACAACTAATTGTGGGCACGCGCTCGTCAATGCACACTCTGCAATCCGCCTGTGCGGTCGTTTTCGTGTGCGCCGACTCTCCGGGACAACGGATGAAAGCCTCCGTTTCTGTATTCCATTTAAGCACCTGAAAAAGCGTGCTGACGACACTGCGCTTTTCGTCTGTCGTTAAGTCACGCTTTTCAACTGCGTGATAAGTTTTTAAGAGTGCCATTGTTTAAGCCTCTTTTGGAAACAGAATGTTGAGTAAATCATCCTTGGCATTTTTGTAAGCCTGTTGAGCCTCCATTCTGTGCCGCATGGAGTTGCCTCCCCAAGAGGCCTGCACGACTTCTGGAGCTGTTAAAACGTCAAACGCCTGAAGCAGCACGTCGGCTGCCTTGAATGTCGCTAAATAGCGAGTTTTAAGCGCTTCAAATGTCGATAACTCAACAAGCTCGACGAACTCGCCTTTGATGAATTGTTGGTGTATAGTTGGTTGGTTCATTGGTAAAATTGCGCGTTGGCGAGTCGCGCCCCTCGTGTGGTGTGTTTCAACATGAGCGGGCCAAATCAATCCCGTTGTTGCAGGCTCTCCCTGCACACCATGCACCAAATTTATTCGACCTCTTCGATGCCTCGAAGGTCCTCGGGGCCGTCTGCTGTGACCCCGCATATCTCACCCCATGCACTTTGGCGAATAGCCTCGAGTTGCATGAAATATCTGTCTGCGCGAGTGGCGATCTTGAGGTGGATCTCCTGTTCCTTCTCCAAAGTCAATTCTAATTCAGCGACCTTGGCTTGAAGGGTGTTGCATTCTTGGCAGGCCATCAGAATGGGATTTTATCGTCGTCAGGCGACTCTGTATCGGTGCTCTCGAAAATCCCATCAAAGAGTCTCGCTGCCGGCACCGCTGCCTCTAGCCCATCCATCAGCGGAGTTGCCGATTTGAGGTTGGCATAGGTTTTCCCACTTGACGCCGAAACTTCGTGTGCAACGGTAATTTGTGCGGGGCGGCCATGGAGTGACTGAGTGTCAAACTCTCCAGTTGGGCGTTCACCGATCCAGTTCGCCACAAACTGAAACAGCGCGGACTTCTCGTGCCCGCTGAGTTTCATACGCTTGGAGCGCACAACAAACGGCTCCCCGCTCTTTAGTTTGTACCCAAAATAAAACGAGATTAAATCAACCGTCTCCTCCTCCTCTGAGTCGAATTTCTTGCGAGTGACTCCATATTCTTCATCGCTCCCCAGACAAAGGGCGATAAACGTCCCTTTTGGTGGGGTTTCTGCGTTCTTGGCCCGACTTCCGCCGGAGCCATTGATGGTATTTTGTCCTAGTTTTGCCATATCGTAGGCTTGTTTTTTTGGTTTTTTGGTTATGCAGGTTTTAGCAAGGTCTGCGGCCTCAAATCGTTAGCTTTCGCGCCGCCTCTAAAATAAGAAGCGCGTCCGCTGTTTTAAGTGTCACGTCGAGGCGCGGGAAAAGTGCCTGCGCTCGGCCTTTCAAATGCGCCTTCCACCTGTCCCCGTGCGCTGCCTTTTCTCCAAGTCCTAAAATTTTTTGCCACTTTTTCGGAGGAATGTACTCAATTCGGCACTGAGCCGCAGTAATTAATCCTTCAAGGCGTCCGTAATTCCTGAACATAACACCCATCGAACTTGCTGACATTTTACCGCTAAACTTTGGCAGCTCTTCCAGCCAGCAAACTGGATTGTCGGCACAAAGAATGCGGATAAGTTGAGCAATGTCCCCCAAAGTGGATGGCATTGGGACTGCTTGCACAGTTCCGCCGTCCTCGTAGGCAATGCCGCCTCCGACACCGGGGTCAATGGCGACCATGGTATTCATCTTGTAAACGCTGGAATCGATCCGGTCTTCCACGCTTTGCAGCAGCTTCGGAAAAACCTAATCCCAAATCGACAAAGAAAAGTTTTGCGTTTTTCTCAAACCGACCAGCAGCCAGGTCTTTTTCGTACTCGTGCCTCTTGTAGTCCACGCCCCCAATTATGGCAATCATCGTGCAATCAGGTTGTCTCTCACCAGCAGATGGACTTTTCATCTCTCGATCACTTTTTTAAGTGCCCCCGTCATCACAGCCCCAGCCGCTCCGGCTAGGACAACAAACGCCAACCCCTCCGGCGCGGAGGTGGCCACGTATTTGACAATCAGCGCATCCGTGAGGATGCAAAGGCCCAGAACCATCACCTGAGCAATGACGCTCACATCAGACGGTGCAGAGGCGCTGCCGCAGAAAATTGATTGGGTGTGTTTTGATTTCATAATTAGACGCTGAGTGTGCCGTTATCCAACTCCTCGACATGGCCGCGCAACCGTCTGCGCAGCTCGGAATCACTGGCAGAAATGGTCTCTCTGTGCCCGCTGTCTCTGTAGGGGTTTCCATCCTCAATCCAATTATCGCGATCAGATTTCCGTGCAAATCCGTACATCCTCCCCACTCGATTGCCTCGGTCGTTGACTGCGATTGCCCACCACTCAATCGCCCAATATCGTCTCGGTGTGCGTGATGCTGGAGTTTTTTCGGTTGAGTCTCCTAACGGTGTGGAGGTGAGTAGTTTTGCTGTTTCTGTGTTCATTGGTTTTGTTTTGTTTGGTTGTTGTTGCGCGTTCGTCTTGTTTATACAAATTTAACTCCACCTCGACTGAGTAGCATTGCAGCCGCACCATTGGCAGCCTGCTCAACGGTCATTCCGGGTTTTGGCTGCTGGGTGCTCCAGCTGCGGTTAACGCACTGGATGAGGTGACCGTTAACGATTGCAACTCCAATTTGGCGATCTCCGATGATTGCCTCAACGTGGAGAGTTGTGCCGGCTCCTGTTGATGAGCGTCCTAAATTAGTTGGTACTATGGTTGTTTCCATGGCGCTGACTCTAGTTAATGCTCCCTAATTAGCTAGCATTTTTTTAGATTTTTTTCATTTTTTTTTGCTTTACACATCGCGGAGTCCTTTTGTTTAGGGCTTTTCCCGCAGTTCGGATGGGTCCAAATAATTGCAATTTCCGAGCTTAACGGCGTCAAAAGTCGCTCCACCAATTCGAGTGTTGGGGAGTTTTGGCCTTTGCTCCAGCGATACCAGCACGACTCGGCGACGCCAGCCTCGCGGAGCCATTTAGCGCGAGAGAGTTGCGTGCGCGTTTTGCGTATTTTGTCGAGCCTGTGCAAAAATTTCATTTTTTTGTTGTTTGCATTTTGCACCCAAAAAAGCAAGCCTGTGTTTCACATGAACAACATCAAACGCGGCCTCAGCGCCGCAGAATACCACGCTGACAAATCGACGGTCTCGAAACACGGGCTCGACCTAATAAGCCAAGCTCCAGCACTTTACCGCTGGAGGCTGGAGAATCCAGAGCAATCGAAATCAGCAGCCTTACGGTGGGGAAATCTCGTGCACTTAGCCGTGCTGGAACCACACCGCATCCCAGCCGAGACAATGACGCTAGACGCGGATCGCCGCACGAAAGCTGGCAAGGAGGCTTACGCCGAAGCCCTGGCGACTGGGAAGGAGGTCATCTCGAGCGAGGAGGAATCGGAGCTTGGTGCAATCCGCGCTGCAGTTTTCGCGCACCCGACTGGCTCAAAAATGCTCACTGGCGATCTCGAGGTTGAGTCGTCAGTCTACTGGACAGACTCCGCAACGGGCGTTGCCTGCCGTGCGAGGCCAGACGTTATTCGCCGCGATGGGTTTGTGGTCGATCTCAAAACCTGCGCCAGTGCCTCACCGCGGGCGTTTCAGCGAGCCTCGTGGGAATACCGTTATCAGGTTCAAGCGGCATTTTACCTCGACGGACTCCGTGCCAACGAAGTGGACGCGAACAAATTTGCGTTTGTCTGCGTGGAGACTAAGCCGCCTTATCTCGTCGCCGTGTATGTGGCCGACCCAGAGCTGATCGCTCACGGTCGCAAGGCGTACAGGCGAGATTTGGAAATGTATCATGCTTGCAAAGAGTCTGATCAGTGGCCGGGATACTCTGCAGCGGCTCAAATTCTAAGCGCCCCAGACTGGGTGCGGGAGGAGGTACGATGAATTTTCTGCGCGATCACCAATGGAAGATCGACAACATTAGCGAGCCGGAGGATGAAGATCCAACCTGCGAGGACTGCGGAGAGGCAATGCACAAAGATTTGTTCGGCGAATGGCTTTGCGCGGACTGCGAGCAAAAAAAGGAACAAGAAAATGATCGGAAATAAATATAAAGACCTCGTCGGCAATGTCTGCACATTAATTGCCGTGCGTAGGTGCGAGGAAACTGGCAGAGAAGATGCCTGGGTGCAATATGAGGAAAATGGGAGCGTGAAACAAACCACTGTCAGCGCCATTAAACGTTATTTTATAAGCATGGAGCATTCCAAGCTACAGCGAACACTTGACTGTGCGAGAGCATTAGGAGCGCGGCTGCGTGCTCGGCTTGGCGCAGACGACACAAAAGCGGTGCCCGGTGACCGCGCAGCGTTGTTGGATCTGGACTTGATTGAGGCTGAGATTTACCGCGAGGAGGTGGCAAAATGACCGACGAACAAATAAATGAACGGATAGCTGAGGCGTGCGGTTGGACTGACTTTATCATCCATCCCGAATTTGGACTGATGGGAACTCCGCAAAACAGTCACGGGTTACGCACTGCTGTAAATTGGTACACCGTTGATCTAAACGCGATGCACGAGGCGGAAAACGCACTGGATGAAAGTCTGAGGAATCAGTATATCGATTGGCTTGGAACAATACACACGGACTCTTGGGAATTTGCCACCGCCACAGCGCGCCAACGTGCAGAGGCGTTTCTCCGAGTGCTGGGAAAATGGGAGGAGTCTGAATGAGCAACGGAACAATCAATGGCCAATCGTATGTTTCGCGCCGAACTGCTTGGAATAAATGGGACGACTGGTTGGAATCGTTTAAGAGTGCCGATGGAATTAAATTCGACCCCACCAGTTTCCGGGCAGCAATGGAAGCGGCTAAGATGCGTGGGCAAATCGTAGCTCTCCCCCAAAAGCGCTTGTGCCGTCGCTGCGACTGCGAGATGCCGGATGGGCTCAACTCAGTCCACTGTGATTCGTGCGCTCATTGGCTCTGGGATCGCAAACAGCGGCGAAACGATATCGTAACATGCACTTGCCCCGAGTGCGGAACTGCGTTTCAGAAGCGCATTTGTGTGCGCCAAGTTTGCTGCGGGCCAGGGTGTATGAAAATACGAAAAAACAAACAACGGAATGGGACTGTAGTTATCAAGCCAATCTTCCAGCACGATCAAGAGTCCTCACCATCCTCCTCGTCGTCTACGTAGTCCGCAGGCAAGTCCTGCTGTTTCGCGTAGCGTTGGACTTGATGGAGTCGTGCAAAAATGTTGCCGATTCCATCCGTCCAATGCTCCGTCGCTTCGGTTGCGGGATCATAACGAGTCGCAAAAACCTGCACGGTGTCAAAAAACTTGCCCAAAAGATTAATTGCCTGCCGGATGCGTTGTTCTTCAGTCATGCCATTTTATAGTGTATTGACGGACGGCCACCATTTCTAGGTTTGAACCGTTTCCGTTCAATTTTTTTGTCTCGCAATCTGTCTTGCAAGCTAGTGCGAGAACACTTGGTTAGCTCAATGATTTCGTTAATCGAATACCACCCATTTGGAGCAACCTCCTGACGTAATTCATCACGCAATTTTTCCACCCAATCAGTCAAATTGGCAGATGAAATGTCCCGCTTTTTGTCTCTTTGGCTAGCCATATTTGAGTCTCATTGTCCGTGTATTCGCCCCAAGCAAATCCTCTGCTCCATGAACTTGTAGCGCGTTTGAGTGCTGCGTAGTTGGCTTGTTCAACGTCGCCAAGCCATCCGAGGCAATACCCGGTGGGGTGCGCTCTATTCCGGCCCTCTGCCTGTGCGACTCGGTGGAGGTGAGCGATTAAAACTTTCGTCGCGGTTCCGCTACAAACCGCCTCAGCATGATCTCGGACGGCCTGTTCATTGACCATGTACCCATGCCCCAGCAGTGTGTCACCAATTTGCCGCCATCCTTTTGCAAATGAGTAAGGAACGACCTCGCACCGCAGCCTCTTGGCGCGGTCTGTAAGTTCGGAGTAGATACGAGACGCCAGACCGCTCACCAAAGCCCGTGGCGAGGCCATTAGAGTGTGCAAACGGTGTTCGTGGTTTCCGAGCATCCAAAGGCGCGGCTCTAATTGAGAAATGAATGCCAGCCCATCGTGAATGTCTGCCGATGGGTCTTCAGCCTCGTCGCTAGATCCCAAAGCGCCTGCACGAAATGCCGCGAGGTCGATTGCGTCTCCCAAATGCGCCACGAAGTCCGGCTTCCACCGTTTTTTGAATGCCAGCACCTGTTCGAGAAGCGATTGGTCCGCCAGATGCCCGTGAGAACAGCCGACGGCCAGAAATCGCTTCCATTTTCGGACTACGTTAGCCATTTGCCTTGCGCCGCTTTGGCAACTGACAAGCATTACTTGACGGTTGCTTTTTCAACTTCCGAGGATTGCTCGGTACTTGCTTTGGCGCAATAAACTCACAGTAGTGCCAATGAGCCCCCAACAAAAACGTCATCGAGATCCCAAAATTGGTTAGGATCTCGCTTGGTGCCGGAGTTGATAGCGTGAGTAGGTTCCAACACGATCCAGCCATCAGCGTCGAAAGCGCCAATTTTCCAGCGATGGCGCGGAACTTGTCCTTGTGAATTGGAGAATCTTCACGCCCGAAAACGAAAATCACAATCGCGATGATCGTGGTGACGTTTATCGAATTAGTGACCGCGTTTAGAACGGTTGGGAGGTTCATGTGTTGCAGTTTCTCCGATAAAACGTGTGGCTAGCTTTTCGACTGCTTTAAGCCCGCCAAACCCCAGCAAAAACGCGATTGCATAGCCGCTGTCGTTTGGGTCAAGTTTGGTGATCTTCAAAACGATGGGCGTCATGTAATTCGCACTGGCAGCACCGCCAACAATGGAAATCGTGGTCTGTCCTATCGTGGCGGCCGCTCGCTTGGTGGTCATTAAAACCGCGCCAAAAAGGCCAGCGACAAGGAAGCCAACGCGGATGCCTATGCTTTCAAGGTCAATCATTTTGAAGGTGGAGTTTGCTGGTGAGAGGCCCCAAAATAAAACGAGATGACGCACCCCCACGACGTGCTGAGGGCACCCAGAAGCAGTGTTAGCCCGGGATTGTCCCACAATTTCAAATCGCCAGTCATTAGCCCCATCAGAATCCCAAAAAACCCAAGCGTCACAACGCACGCCAATGCCGCGGGAGTCCACGATCCCGTAGCTGACTGCATAGTCCTCGCACTGTCGCGGTCTTGCATTTCTATTTTTGCAAGTTCGATCCCCATTTCCTTCAGCTTCAGTTCCAACTCGGAATCAGCCTTTTTAATCGCCGCCAACTGCTCTGCCGTGAGCGTGTTTTTCTGGAGCGCGTTCGTAACTGCATCGACGGTTTTCTCACCGCCTAAAATGTCTCCAAGCGCCTGAGCTGCGATACCTCCTAATGGGCCTCCCAGCAGCGTTCCAACCGTCGGCGCAATTTTTTTAAGCCACTCCATTTCAAATCTCTTTTTTTAGGTCTTGAGTACGGTTGAGCCATCCGCGCAAAAACTTCGCCATTGCAGGCTTTCGTTGCGCGAGTTCTTTATAAAAATCCTCGCGGGCGTGAACAATCGACAACGCCGCCACTTCTGGGCCGACGTCAACAATCCATTCTCCAACTGCTGCCGACGTGTTAGGCCCCCATGCGCCATCGACTGCGCTGCCTGCTAGGCGCTGAAAAAACCGAGTTGTCTGGC